GACAAAAATGAAAAAGAGGGTTTACAATGAGCCCTTTTTATGGTATAATAGTAACTATAAATTATGGAGAAGCAAATGCAATTATCTGATGATACTATATCGTTATTAACTAACTTTGGAGCAATCAATTCCAATATCGTCCTAAGACCAGGACAACAGCTGAAGACTATATCTGAAGCTAAAAACATTCTGGCCGTGGCTGATATTGTAGAGGATTTTCCAACTGAAATGGGTATATATGATTTAAATGAATTTTTATCTACCTATTCGTTAATTGATGACGCAACATTAATGTTCGAGGACAACTCGGTTCAAATAAAGAATAACACCAATAGGGTGAAGTTTTATTTTGCAGAACCAAGTATTCTGACAACGCCTGATAAGGATATCACAATGCCAACAAGTGAGGTCAATATTACTCTTACTGAGGAAATATTATCCAAAACTAAAAAGGCAGCATCTGTACTGGGGCATCTCGATGTCGCAATCACAGGTACCGATGATTCCATATCAGTAAGAGTATTTGACACTAAAGATTCTAGTGCCAATACTTTTGAAACTGATTTAGGACCAAATACAACTGGTCATAAATTTTCGTTCGTGATGAACATATCTAATATGAAAATCATTGACGGAGAGTACGATGTACAAATATCGTCGAAGTTGATTTCCAAGTGGACAAATAAAGCCAAACCGGTTTCTTATTTTATCGCTTTAGAAAAATCATCAACATTTGATGTATAAATACATTGTGAGTAATAAAAAGATGCCAAAGGGGTCTTTTTATTTTGTTAACAATCTTTGCAAAGGAGAAACAAAATGGCAGAAGAAGTAAACACTGAAAATGCTGAAACTGAGCAAGTGCAATTGTCTCTACAGGACATCGCCACTATGGTACAAATAATTGATATTTGTTCTAAAAGGGGTGGATTTGAAGGACCTGAACTAGAAGCAGTCGGAGGATTAAGAAACAGAGTTGTTACTTTCCTCAACGAGGCCTCTAAAGGACAAGAAGACGCACCGGAAGGTCAAGTACCTGAAGTTGTAACTGAAGCGCCTGCTGAAGAATCAGTAAGCTAAATTATGGGGAGGCTTCTGTCTCCCTTTTTTTATTATAAAAGGAATATATTATGAATACAAATGAAAAAGCCAAATTGCTCGAGGCTTTACAAACAGGGCATGTCACAGTAACATTCAAAAAAATAGATACAGGCGAATTAAGAATAATGCCATGTACTCTAAAACCAGAAACTCTACAAGAGGCTGGTGTCACAATATCAATAGATTATTCACCAACAGAAATGGAAGCATTTCCGGTATGGTCATTGGATAAAAACGCATGGAGAAGTTTTAGGTTGGACACAGTTGTTCAATGGGATACTAATTCACCAAGTCAATTCAGAGTCGTAGATGACGCTGGTGTTGATTTAGAAACAGGTAAATTAGTATGACAGAATATTTATGGGTTGAAAAATACAGACCTCAGACAATAGAGGACACAATACTACCTGTAGCCTTAAAGGATACATTCAGACAGATACTAAAGAATAAAGAATTACCTAATTTGTTATTCACTGGTACTGCAGGGGTAGGTAAAACAACAGTCGCTAAGGCGATATGTAATGAATTAGATTTGGATTATTTATTAATCAATGGGTCTGAAGAAGGTAACATTGATACCCTCAGACATAAAATCAAACAATTTGCATCGACAGTAAGTTTACAGGGTGGATACAAGGTGGTGATTTTAGATGAGGCAGATTATCTAAACCCCCAGTCCACCCAACCCGCACTTAGGGGATTCATTGAGGAGTTTAGTAACAATTGTAGGTTCATAATGACCTGTAATTTTAAGAATAGAATCATTGAGCCATTACATTCTAGGTGTTCAGTTGTTGAATTTAATGTCAAAAAGAACGACCTAGCTGAACTGTGTTCATCGTTTATGGCCCGTGTAACCACTATCCTTAACTCAGAACAGTGCGGGTACGATGAGCCTGTTATCGCAGAGCTCATAATGAAGCATATGCCAGACTGGAGACGTGTTCTTAACGAACTACAAAGGTATTCTCTATCTGGTAATATTGATTCAGGTATATTGGTTAATATACAAGAGGTATCGCTAAACAATTTAATGTCAGCGATGAAGGACAAAAACTTTAAACAAATGAGACAATGGGTAACCGATAACATTGATGTGGAACCTGCAGCTCTATTTAGGAAAATATATGACAATATGTATGAGTATGTAGAACCACAAAGTATTCCACAACTAGTGCTCATATTGGCTGACTATCAATACAAGAATAGTTTTGTGGCCGACCATGAACTAAATATGGTTGCATGTTGTACAGAAATTATGGCAGGAGTAAATTTCAAATGAAAAAGTTTATGAACCTACCATGGGACGACCAAATCATAGAAAAGGAACTTATTGATTATCGCTGGGAAATAGTAACAGTACACTTTGAAAATTCAAAGGAAAGATTCAGAGCTATGAAAATAGATGATAGTGAAACCATTATTAAAGAATCTATGCATGACACAAAGGAAATGGCTGAGGCCTATATTGCCCAACAATCATGAGTCCTTTTGAATACCTAAATGATATTACCTATGCCAAAAAAGGCATAATGGTTGATGATATTGCTGAAAAGGAATATAACGCATTTATCATTAACCGTGGGTTATCAATGTACCCAGACACAATTCTCTTTGCAAACGAGATGAATATTCACCATAGTGTAGACCATCGGCTTCAGTACGATTTTTTTATAAATATAATTAGGAAGAAGAAAAGGTGGTCGAAGTGGATTAAAGCACAGGAGATTACCAATATTGAACTAATTAAAGAATATTATGGATATAGCAATGAAAAGGCTAAATCTGTTTTATCATTATTCGGCCCAGAACAATTGGCCGATTTGAAACAAAGGATTTACAAAGGTGGAAAAAGAAAATAAAGAAATCAAAAACTGGCAACCAACTGACATGTTGGAATGCTCACTCAACGAACCAGACGACTTTTTAAAGATAAGGGAAACCCTTACCAGAATTGGAGTAGCGTCTAGGAAAGACCAAAAACTATATCAGTCTTGTCATATATTACATAAGCAAGGCAGATACTTTATAGTACATTTTAAAGAACTATTTTTATTAGATGGGAAACCAAGTAACTTGGTGGACAATGATTTAGAGAGAAGGAACACAATCGCGACATTACTTGCAGACTGGGGATTAATTAATATATTAAAATCAGCTCAAGCGCAGCCATTGGCTCCATTAAGACAAATTAAAGTAATTCCATTTAAGGAAAAAGGTCAGTGGGAATTGTGTCCGAAATATAATATCGGTAACACAACTAAAGATTAAGCTATTGTTTTCTTAACAACCTTGTTTAATCTACCGCATTTCATAAATTTATGAAATTTTTTAAAATAATTTTTTATTAAATTCATATTATTATTTATACATACTAGGCAATCTTTTTGTATAAATAACAACGGAATTGCCCATTAGGGGATTCCAAATTAACCTTGCTAAACATATAGGAGGAAACAAAATGGTAGTAAGAAATAACTTGAACGTACCGCGTTCATTATTCGTAGGATTTGACACTCTGTTTGAAGACCTGGAAAGGATTCATTCAAGTGCTAGGTCTAATAATAATAATTATCCACCCCACAATGTGGTCAAGATAGATGAGGAGAAATTCCTAATTGAATTGGCTGTGGCTGGATTCACCGAAGATAATATTAATATCGACCTTAAGGACGGTATTCTTAAAGTAAAAGGTGAAGTGGAAAACGATGAACGTGAATACGCTTATAAAGGCATTTCTAGCCGCAAATTTGAGAAGAGCTTCCGCCTCTCAGAATTTGTAGTTATAGACGGTGCTGATTTGAAGGATGGGATACTAGTGGTTTACGCCAGAGTAGAACTTCCAGAAGAGAAGCGTCCTAGGAAGATCGAATTAGGGTCTGCTGGGGAATCAAAGAAGAAAGAATACCTGAAAGGGTAAACTAGTGAGCAGCGAAAACTCAGTAGATATATTTTTAAAATATTTACTGGAGAACAACATGAAACATATAGCCCATTTTATGGAAAAATATGATGA